CGCCCAGAGCTGTCAATTCGCATCCGCTCAGTCGGGCTGCTTGCACCGTCCGCTGTGGTTGAGAACACAAGGCGACCTGGCATGTCGTTTGAGCCAGGAGTGCCGTCTATTTGCCCAGAAATCCTGGCAGCTTCAACTTCATCTGTCCCATCATCAGCCTGCCAAGTTAAATTACCAATAGTCGAACCGCTAGCTCCGTTATCGCGTCCAAAAATAAACGCGCCATTACCATTGGTTGCATAACAAGAATACGCAGCATAACTACTACCTTCAACTTGAATGTCGGCGTCTAAAGAGCCACTAAAGAAATCTGTTCTTGCAGAAGTTGTCCCAACCAACAACCGCCCAGAGCTGTCGATGCGCATTGCCTCGCTGGCCGCCGTAAAAAACGGCATTGCATCGGCGTCGTGGTCGTAACGGATAATGCCTCTGTATTGCGCAGTGCTGCTAGTCCCATCAGCGAAAAAGATGTTGCCAGTGCTTGTTGTTCCACTGCGAATAGTTATTCCAGTGTGCCCTGAAGTTGCAATGTTTAGATCATCGCCGTTCGCAAAACCAGCAGTCGTCGTGCCCACGTACAACCGCCCCGAGCTGTCGATACGCATCGACTCGGTTGAGCCTCTGCGAAAAACAAGAGTGTTTGGCGTGCTTGCGTGTGATCCGCCAAACAGCTTGATGTTTGCGCCAGCGTTTGTTGCGTTGCCTCCAGCTAAAACTAATTCACCTGTGTTTACGTCACGAAGAAAAGATCCCCGTACTGATATTAATTCACCGTTTGCATTTATGCGTAGACGCTCGGTGTTGTTGGTGAAAAACCTTGTTGGGTGATTTGAAAAAGTGTAAATATCAAATGCAGAGTTATTATTATTTACTCCAACAAAGCCTGTTACCGTTCCATTGCTCTGGCGGATATAGGCATCAGCTCCAGAAGTGACAATATCAAGGGGTTGCGCTGGCGACGTTGTTCCAATACCAACGCGGCCAGAGGTGTCGATAGTTACATCGTCGACGAAAGTTGTGCCGTTGTAACGGCTAAAGCGTGTTGGGATATAACTAGATCCACCGTCAGAAATAAATCTTGCCGCACCACCTTGACAGTTGATATTTACTTTATCGTCACCGGCACTACGGTAAACAGCTAAACCATTATCAGTAGCACTGGAATCGTTGTTAGAAAAAACGGTTAGCCTTTCAGTAATCGACGTTGTTCCAATGCCAAGATTCCCGTTGGTGTCGAGGCGTGCTTTTTCTTGCCCCCCAACCGAAAATAAAATCTCTTCGTTAGAGCGAACGCCGGTTTGATTGAGAGAACCGCCTGAAATAAAATCTGCAGCAGACCCAAAGTAATGCTTATCGACACCACTGTTTCTAATTCTAAGAGAGCCCCCGTTTGAGCTGGAGCTATTAAGTAGAAGCAGCGTAGACGCAGTTCCAGAGATGTTAGCTACACCATCAACATCCAAGCTGTCGCACTGAACTTCGCCTGTTACGTCAATGCCGTCGGATTTGGTTGCAAGTTTTTTGGCGTTGTTGTAGTAAAGATCTACAGCGCCGTCTGGAGTGGCAACGAGCATATTTTCAGACGTGCCTTTATTGAGCTGAATATTGGTTCCATTTGTTTGGATGAGCAGTGAACCAGTACCTTCATCGCTTATTCTGCTGTGACTACCGTCGTGATAAATCTGAAAGTCGCTGCTAGTACCAATCCGAAGTTGTACGTTATCGCCAAAGTGCAGATTATCGGTACTAGCGTCGTAAAAGATTTTGCCGCCATCAATATCAATACCGCCATCGACATCCAAGCTGTCGCATTCCAGCTCACCAACTACGTTGGCGCCGTCAGATTTTGTTGAAATCCTTACGCCTCCGTCGTAATAAAGATGTACGTCTCCATTTTCGTTGGCAGCAAGATAGTTTTCGCCGTTGTTGCTTTCAAGAACTAACTGTGAATTCGCACGAATAAATAGATTACCGGTCCCGGTATCAGCAATGTAGGAGTTGCTGCCGTCGTGATAGATTTTTAAATCTTGGCCCGTGCCGACTCTTATTTCATTGCTGTCATCAATCTGCAGATGACCGCCAACCTCAATGCCGGTGTTAAACGTCCAATAGCCGGTGCTGTTGATCCACTTAATAGTCTTATCAGTCGCACCTTTCAGCGTGATGCCGCCACCATCAGCAGTGGTGTTGCTAGGTGATGCAACAGAACCCAGCTCAATGTTCTTGTCGTCAATCGTGACGATGGTGCTTTCAACCGTTGTGGTCTGACCCTCAACAGTCAATCCACCAGAAATGGTGACGTTACCGCTGCCATCAACTGTGACGCGCTGCGTTCCACCAGTGCTAATCCCAACAGTATCCGTGCCAGCAAGGTAAACGCCGTTTGCTTGGTCCGAGCTAAACGCCAACGCTGGTGCGGCTGCCGTTCCATCAGGCAACGTGCGGAACAGGTTGGTCGCTGTGATCTTCTTGGTTACGTCCTCGCTTACGTCAACGACAGGCACCACGTCAGTTGACGCCAGTGAAGTGGCGGCGTCCAGTTCCGTGATCTTTTTATTTGCCATGACGCTTACGTTTTGATGACGTACATCATTGCAATGTTACGCGGTCTGGCCTCGCTGCCACCACTGTTAGCAATGCTGACTGAAGTAGAGACAGAGATGCCTGTAGTGGCTGAGTTGGTTGGCTCAACTCCAGAAAAGCCTGTACCTGACTCCTCAATCACACCATCACCTGAGTCACTGTTTGAATATGGAACATCGTGAAAGTGACCAGGGTCAGTGACGCTCGACGTAGCGGAAGCCGAGTGGTTGTGCTGCTGGTTCTGATCTGACTGTGCGCTGCCAAAGTTGCGACCGCTATCAACGCCACGAGAATCGTCCCAACCACGAACAAACTCACCGCGCAGGTCTGGGAGATTAAATGTGGTGGCAGTCTGTCCGTAGGTTGCGCCAATAATTAAATACAGAGCGGCGTAAGTTGTCTGGCTAACTGCTTGACCATTACATTTCAAATAACCGCTTGGCACATTGTTGCCAGCCATCAGGTGAACCGATCCGGTCGGTACAGCCTGCGGCAAAGCAGTAAAACTTAGGTTTCCGCTGCCATCTGACTGCAACACGTCATTCGCGTTGCCATCACTGCTAGGCAACGTCAGCGTGATGTCGCTTGCTGCGTTGTCTGGGGCGCGAAGAGCAACAAAATTGCTGTTGCTGGTATCCCTAAACCTCAGTGCCTTGCGGTCACGGATCGTGATGCCGTTGCTGTCGAAGTGAGCACGGCGCGTTCCACCCGTTGCAATATCAAGCGTATCGGCTGCGCTGAAGTAGATCCCTGTGTTGGTGTCGTCAGATCGCCTGATCGGCAAGCTGCTAACCGTTCCAGCAGGTACGCCAACGTTGCCGGTAAACGTAGGACTGGCTTTTTGCGCTAGGCCAAGATTGGTCTCAGACAGCGTGCCTACAGTGATAAATGCTGAGTTTGCAGCATTCCGAATCTTTAGAGCGTCGTTACTGGTGTCTGCCCACCACATGAACGCCGTGGTAACTGACGGCGCACCCGATCCAGAATTATTGCTAAATAACGCGTCAAAGTTGTTGTTCAGGTCGGCACGGACCGAACTGCCGCTGGCGTTTTGAATCTGCTGGTCAGCTTGTGCCATTAGCCTCGTCCGTAACCGACAGCGTTCCAGCGGACCGTTGAAGCGATCCGGGCGTTGCTTGAATTGTAGACGGAGATGTCAAAGCTGGAACCGCTGCTGTCGTTGGAGATGACGTAGTAATCCGTGGTGTTAGACGCGGCAAAGATGATGCCGATCGATGGTTTGACGTAAAACCTGTTTCCCGTTCCAAAGTTGACGGTTGTGTCACCGCTGGTGCTGGTCGTTACTTCGCCTGACAACGACCGGAAAGGCATCAACGCCTTGACGCGCAGCTGATCTACTGAGATCTGGGCAGTGTCGTCGTTCGTTTCAAACTCAGCCTTCAACTCAAACGCACGGCACTTAATCTCTGCATTGTTGAAGTGACGCCATGAGGTGTAAGTGGGTGATCCGCTTGGATCGTCTTCCGTTGTTCGCACGTACAACTTGACATCACATGTGGTTGGCGTTGTGCCGTCAAAATCCACGATTGAGTCGAAGTCTGGAACATCATCAAGCAGGTCGGTTGCTGGGAAGTAAGACCGGGCTCGCAGAGTGCTTTCAAGCCGCAGGCTTCCAACATGCGTCAACGTAAATGGATTGCCGTTGAACACATACTCTCCAGTCGTGTGCAGCACAGAGCCGTTTGCTGCCATCTCCAACTCTTGATCAACGCTGTCCACGCTGAGGTTGGTCTTCGTTCCAGGGAATGTTGGGTCTTCTGTAGCGGACAGGGCTGATACCTCTTCCGTGCTCTCAAGCTCTGGCTTGACGTACTCGATCAATGCAAAGTTTTGACTCTCGCGACCGCCAGAGTCGATAAATTTCATTGAGTACGTTCCGCCCTTCAGGTCTGCGTATGCCTCAGTCGCAGATCCCGCAATCTCCTCAGAGATGCTGGTTGAGTTGCTCCAAGTCACGTTGGACGTATTGGGCGAATGACGCAGCCTGACGTGACCACCGTTCCGCACGTCAAGGTCAAGAGACTGACGCCAAGTCAACTTGGCCTGACCATTCACCGGAATCATGTCGAAGTTAATGTAGTTTGCGTCAGACAACGTTGTAATCAGTTGCGGTGGAGCGGTTTTGCCTGCAATAGGTTCTTTAAGCTCTGTAATTTGACTGCCACGACCTAGATAGTTTCTGGCCTGAATTTGAACGTGCAGAATGCCAGCTCGAATATCGCGGAGAGTGATCGACGGCGATGCGGTAGTCAGTGTCTCAAAATTATCATTATCAATACGATATTGAACACGGAATTCGCTGACATTGACACGTTTGTGCTGCCAGCTAATTGACGCACCAACAAAAACACCTTGACCCGTTTCGTAGAGAAACTCTTCTGCTTTTATCGCCTCAACTGCCTCTGGTATTGCTGAAAGATCAGTAATGTCTCGGGTCGTTAATTCGTTGTCAGATTCAACTGCATCGTAAATCGAGGCGTTGTAAGCAGCTGCGCTAACGCCATAAACACCATCCTCTGACTCAGTAACAGAAAGAACCCTGAACTGCTGTGACTGAATGTCAGATGTCTGAATTAAAAACACTGAGCCCGCTGTAGGTGTTTGACTAAACGCAGATGTCACGTCAATCGTTGCCGTTCCATTGGCTTGTGGCTGAATACCACCTGCCGGGATGCTGCGTGTTTCAGCAATACCGCTTGGCAACATGACTGATACTTTCGGATCGTTTGTGCTTGTGGCCAAGCCAACTGAAAGATTAGTGCTGTTATCAACTGTCAACTGAGTTGTCGTTGCCGAACGAACTCGACCACTACGCCTGACGCCAGCTCTTACTGGGTCAGCGATGTCTATAACCTGCCCAGGGCGGATAATTATGCCGCTTTCAATGCCTACAGCAAACTGACAAGTCTCAGTTAGGTTTTGCTCTGACAAAAGCGTCCACTTGCCAATCCTGTGCGCTTGACCTTGGCTGTAACAACCAACAGCCTTGATGTCTTTGTTGATGATGCCGTACTTGGCTACAGCATCGTGATCTTCGACGTACTCAAACTCTGTGTCGCCTTGGGTGTCGTAGTTCTGGTAAGCAACCGTTGCAACGGTATGACGAGCTTTCTGAGACGTTCCAGTGTATGTAAACAACCCGTCGATAACGTTTGATGGGCCGAGCGCATAACTTGAGTCAGTCGGCTTGTCTTGGTTGAGAACCAAAGAACCTGCGCCGTAGTAGGCGATGCCTCTGAAAATGGCTGTCATTTCTTGAATGACGTTGTAAACCTCAGCTCGGCTGTTGATCAACATGTTGAGGCTAAAACGCGGCTCCTGACCGCCTTTGCCGTTATCAACAAGAGCGTTGCAGTACTGACTTACAGAAAAGAAATCGTACTTGTCTAGCGTGTCTTCAGGGATGCCTGCGCCATAGCGATCTGAAATCAACAAGTCATACAAGCACCAAGCTGGGTCATTGGTCCATGTTGCCGCTTGGAACGTACCGTCCCAAATGCCGGAATATGTAATCCGTCCCAAGTATGTGGTGGTGTCTACTGTTGCGTTACTTGGAATCTTGACCTTGATCCCGCGAATCAGATATTTGCGGGTTGGGATGGTATTGAATTGGCGCGAGTCAAAACGCAGCGCTACGAGCGCAGAGTTTGGGTAACTAAACTTTTCGTCAATAATCTCGTTAAAACTTTGAAAAAAAGTAATGCTTTGGTTTTTGGTTGTTGAATTAGGGCTAACCCTGAGCACACGAATCTGTACATTCGTACTGCTACTCAACGGAATCATGTAGTCACGTTGATAGCTGTTGCTGCTTTTGCCGCTAATCGTGCCAGAACCTTTTAAATCCACATCATTAAAACCACCACCGTTATAGTTAATTTGAATTTTGATTTCTACGCTATTGCCAACGATGTCACCATCGTCTTCAATTTTTTGAAGGCTTTCAAGTAATATTGTTACCCGAAGACGATCAACATTTTGTCCCTGTACGCTAGCAGTTACAGCACCGGCCTCAGCGCCCGCATTATCTCCGGTGGCATTAGTAATTTCAACATCAACTGACCTTGGGACCGAGTTTGCCCCAAAATCGCCAGGAATATGATTCTGCGTTTGAGTCCCATTGCGCGTAACAACGGTGAAGCCAGAAAAGTTATTGGTGCCGTCTGCGTTTTCGATTGGAACGTCGTCAAGAAAAATGCTTTTGTTGCCGTCGTCTAAACCTTGAATTTCACCTTCGCTAATCAAATCCAGCACGCTGGCAAACTGAATCGACTGCAGAGTGTCGTCTGCTTCAGTTGGGGTGCGACTGCCACCGCCGCCCTTACCGCCACCACCAGCACCTTGAATGTATTTGGTCTGTGTCATGCCTGAACCTGATCAACATCAAGACCGCTGGATAGCACTGCCGAACCAACGAACAACCGCCCATAGGCTATTGGTACAGGCAAGCCTTGCTTAGAGGTGTTGACCACGTTATTGAAGACAAACGATTCAAGCTTGGCTGCTTCAATGCCGCGCTCCAATCCTGTGTTGGGTTGCGGCGAAATCGCCGTAGCTATACCGCTAAGGGTTAATGAAACACCAAACGTTCCAAGAGCACTGCTTGCAGTCGCCGCAAAAGCAGATCCAGTAGCCCCAGCCGACCCTAAGCCCAAGAAACCAGTACCTGTAGCTGCTGCTCCAGCAGTAAAAACAGCCGCAGTTATCAATGCCGCCCCAAGTAAAATCTGACCAGTGCCCCGTCCTGCACCAGCGACTACAGGCGTAATACTGAAAACTTCTTTATCGCTAAAGGGCATGAGCAAAGGGGCAATGTTTTCTTCGGTCGCTTTTTCTTTGCTGACTGCTACGCGATAACCAACGCCATCTTTTTCACTATCGATAAGCCACTTCTCAAGTCCTGGAAAGTTGACGCACAACGCCTTGATCGCTTGCGCTGGCGTCGTCACATCGAACTCAAACCGGCATTGACCGAGCCGTTTACGCAGAGCGCCATAGACCTTAACTACCTTCAAACCTCCGTTCATGCCTCAAGGCGCAGGCAGTGCTTTTCCCATAATAACCGCCATAAAGGTCTCGGCTAGACAGCCTGCCCTGCACATGATGCAACACCTGCTGATCACCCATATAAATCGCCGCATGATTTGGCACGGGTGACACAAGGTTCATCAAAATCAAATCACCGCACTGCACCTCCCTTACTGGGATCTTGTGAAACCCCTCTTTGCTGAAGTTGTCTAGATACAGGTTCTGACCGTGATCCCACCACTGATCGCGTCGGTCATAATCACGCAGCTCAATGCCGTACTCCCTTGCGTACCAGTCCCGGACAAGCGTGTAGCAGTCCACCACACCGTGGACAAACTCACGTCCCACATACGGCAACTCAAATCCAGCTGGTTCGCAGTAGCCCCATGCTTCGGTGTTTGGATTAACGATAAACCAAGGCAGCTCTGACTTTTCGCAAGCCACATGATCAGCCGTTGATGGTTCAGGCTTTGTAATCGGATGGCTATGCACAATCGCTACGACCTCGCCTTGATCCTCTACTTCGTTCCAACCGCTGAGAACAAAGTGTTCGTCTGGTGTTTCAGCAATGTTTTTACACGGGAAGTACCTGCGCCGTCCTTTAACAACAGCAATCAAGCCACAGCACTCACGGGGCGCTTCAGCTTTGGCGTGCTCAAGAATCTCAGCCTTCATGGCTGCAGATAGACGCATCACTTGATCAGACCTGCTCCGGGGAACGATCCAAATGGCAGTTCGGCGTTATCGCCAAAACGACATTTACAGCTGGCAATACGCTTACCGCATACGTCCTCAGCATCAGTTGTCACGCCCTCGTTGTTCACGTCAAAGCGCCTGAAGTTGACGCCATCAATGTCCTTGCCTGGGCCTGTAGATGGGTTGTAACCACACTCCGTTGACTTGTAGATCCACTGACAGACGTTGGCGATAACCTGACGCTTAGGCAGTTTTTGCCCAGCCAAGTCAAACTTGCTGGCCAACTCAAACGTCACTGTGTCGCGTGACTCACTGGCTTTACGGTCAATAAACCAACGCTCTTGCGGAAACTGTGCGTTTGGATCAGGCACCCCGCTGGGGTTGCCCACAGTTTCAAAGTTGAAGGTGTCGCCACCCTGCGTAGTCAACGTGTCGCCACCTTGTGAAATCGCTACGTTCTCAAATCGAAAGTTAATGTCGTCAAGATACTTCTTGAGTGTGCGGATGCGTCGAACCTCCGCTCCACCAAGGTCATTGCCTGCTGTTGTGGCATTAACCAACGCAAGCAGAACTGTCATGGTGCTATCAAGGTTGCTGACCGTCAGCGTTGGCCGAGGCAACGTTCCAGTGCTGGTGTACTCAAATCCTTCTGCCTTGATTGGAAGTCGCGTGTACTCCGCTCCATTAAAGACAACGTTGATGTTTTGATTACGGTCGTTCGCACTCATTCCAGCGTGAAACCGATACACATCTGAACTGCCATGCAGGCTGCTGTCTAAGCGCAGCTCAAACAACTCAATAACTGCGCTAGGAGCAAGCTTCAGCAGCTCGTCGTAGACACTGCTAATTGCAGTCCAAACACATGTTCCGTCAGTAATGGTGCTGGCTATATCAGTGGGCCATGTCGGCTCTGAACTAGATGACGTGCCAGCAGTGGTACAGCGAAACCACAAGCCTGTTCCATACGAAATCGTGGGACGACGAACGTCACCAACAGAAAATGAGGTGCTAGCGGTCCAAACTGCTGTCGCCATTACGGTTCAAAGACTTCGCGGAACGTTGTCTGAATTGTGGCGCG